TGTAATGACGACCTGCCCCGCCGCATCGTATGCCGCCGTATAATCCGTATTCAGCACGAGCTTTTGATGTGCCGCCGTGAGTTTTACCTCAAGCGTGGAGAGCACGACAGGATCCGCCACCGTGACAATGCCGCCCTTCACATCCACCTGCCTATCCTGCACGCTCTTTTTGTGCTTTTCGGGGTCAAGGACGTTGACCAGTACAAGCGGCGCCATGTTGAAGAGCGCGAAATGCGTTTTGATCACCTCGGCGAGCGTGTAGTTCTCCCAGTCCTCCGAATACCCGAACGCCGCGACTGCTTCCTTGTAGGAGTAGCAGAGAACGGGCGTATTCGCCGCTGCCGCAGTCTGTGCCAGATGAATCGGTGCCGTGCCGAACGCGACGACCAGCCCGCCGCTTGTCGCGGTCATGGGAACGAGGCTCGTTGCCTGTTCTCTCGTATATACGCCATGCTTATATTCCATGCTTAGACCTCCTTTTCCATCTCAGCCCATGCCAAGTACAGCGGTGTGCCCTTGCGCCTGACCTCTTCCCGCGCCTTACTCAGCTGCTCTACGGGGACAAAGAGCCGCGCAATATTCGCGTACTTTGCCCCCGCCTGCTCCACCAGCTCTTTCGGATATCCCCGATAGACCGTGTTGCATTTCAGCCCGTCGGTGAGGCGGTTCGCGCCGATGTAGACATAGCACTCCGCTTTGTCCTCCTTCGTCAGAATCGGCGGATTCTGCTTTTCGGGCTTCACGGGCTTTGCCGTCGGCAATTCTCCCGTGATCTTCTTATCCTCATCACTCATATCATTCATCCCTTTCTATCCGATGCCAATCCGCCGCCATCTGTTCATTCGGCTGTGCAACGGTATAGGTGAGTGTCGCATAGCCAAACCAATACGGATACGGTTGATTTTCAATCGTCTCAAACTTCGTCGGCAATACGATGCGGAATCTCTTGTCGAGCTTACGGAAGATCAAAAGACGTTGGCGCACCCGCTCCATGATGGAGAGCAGATCACGCCACGCCTCTTTGTCCTCGCCGTACACGCCGAACGTCAGCCCGATCACTGCCTCTGCGCCGAGTTTATCCGGCTCTATTACATCCTCCGTTTTCTGCCAGCTGACGATGACCAGCGGATAGTAGGAGTTGTCCTTAAATTCCTCATCCGGAATATGCTGCGGGTAGACAGAGACTTTCTTATCCGCCTGTCCCTCCGCCTTCATCCGATAATTCGCCGTCGCCGCTTCGACCTCACGGACAACGGCACTCACAAGCATCGCAGGTGTCATGATCGATACCTCATCAAGAATTGATCTACTTCACGCTCCACTGCACCCGCTAGGCGCGTTTGCAGGTGCTTTTCCATGTAGTCGCGGATGGTCGGGCTGCCGAGCATCTGCGGCACGGACGGTGCAAAGTTCTTGGCAATCGGCATGGACGCGTTGCCGCTGACGCGGTGAAATACGCCGACGTGTCCGCTCTGCATCCGCGCCAGAAACGCGTGCGCGATTGTCCCGCCCTGCCCGCGTACGACTTCACTGCAGAGGTATTTCCCCTTTGGCGGTCGTTTCGCCGGGACACGGCTCGGGTTGTGCTTGAAATACGCGAGGTCATTCACACGCCCGCGTGCGGAAAACACGGCACCCGTGCCGCGATAGGAGACGCGGAGCGCCCCTGCAATGCGTTTCTTTTGGAACGTGTACCGCTCCGTGATCTTCTGCGCCGCTTCGCGCTTTACGCCCTTGACCGAACTCCGCACCGCCCGCTTTGAGAGACGGTCAACCGCCCCCGGAAACGCTTGGAGCAGGTTTGCCGCGCGCTGCAGGTCATGATCGTCGATCTCAATCACAGGAATCCACCTCCCGCACGGAACGCACCCATGGTAATGGTCAGCATCCCCATATCCTCCGTGCACGTATCCACGGTATAGCGTTTGCCGTCCACCTTGAAATTTGTTCCCTGCTTCGGAATGCGCGGCAAATCGACTGTCTTTACGCAGACGGTCAAATAATCGCCATGTAGGCCGTCAGGCGTACGCCGTCCGTCATGCAGCATGGCGTTTCTCTTTTCCGTCATGTCTCCCGAGACGACGCAGATGCACGCCGTCCCATCCAGATCATGACGTTCGCCAAATTCCTCAGGGTTCATAAATACGCGTGTGAGATCGGCGGCGACCTGCTCCTTGAAGCCCATCAGCCGATGCGGACAAGCGCCAACGTGCCCGCCTGTTCTTTTGCCGCGATCACCGTGCCGGCGGGAACGGTGTTCTCTCCCGACGTGCCTGTAACGGCATTCTGCGTCTTGTCCCAGTAGACCGCCTGACCGACGTCCAGCTTTTCCGTCAATGCAGGGAGCCGAAACGCCCCGACGATTGTCAGCGTCCCCGTCTCTCCCTTCGGAATCTCCGCGAGCGCGACGCCGATGCGCGATACGAGCGGGACGATCTCCATATAGGCGACGTTTGCCGTCGCCGTATAGTCGATGTTATCGCCGCGCTGGATGTACTCTGCTTTTGCCATGGTTCATGTCCTCCTTATTTGCCTGTGCTCTTCTGGATACCGCGATAGTCCAGCAGATTGACGCCGACGTCCATGTAGATGCGCCACTTGATGCCGAGCGTGTCGAACTGCTCCGCGCGCTCCATCGTCGGCGTAATGTTGCCGTTGAGGCTCGTGACCTCAATCGTCGGCGCGATGCCCGCCGCCGCCGCGAGATAGAAGGTCTTCTCATCCTCAAGCTCCGGCTCAGAAATGACCGTCATCTTATTCGCGAACGGGTTCGGCGTTGCGTTTGCCTTCGTCGGGTCAACCACCGAGCTGATCAGCTGCGCCGCCTGCACCTCGAGCTCCACGGGGCAGATGAGGAAGGCAGGCTGAATGTTGAGGTACTCTTCCCCCTTGATATTCTTCTGCTTCGCCATCGCCGCTTTCATCTTGGCAAGCCCCTCGATGGAGATATCTTCCGCGCAGAGGTTCTGGTGATTCGCATGGAAGAGCACTGTGCCCTCCACTTTCGGATTGCCCTGCAGCATCTTATAGACCATCTTGTTGATCATGCGCCGTGCCGCCGCGCCGTAAATGGCAGGAAGCTGCTGCAGTGCGCCCATGTCGTCATTGATAATCGACTGACGCGTCAGGGAAAACATACGCCCGTAGGTTGCGATGCTCGTCTTTGCCGCGCCCTCGGTGACGCCGCCCGCCTTAAACTCACCGCTCTCGTTCAGCTTCTCCAGCGTGTCCGCTTCACTCAGACGGTAGCGCGGGGCATCCTTGAAGTCCGAATTGCTTCCCTGCGCCGTCCAGAGCTGATATGTCGTCGGTGCGCTCTGATACGCCTGCGCCATACTCTTATGCGCGACGTTCGAGAGGATCCCGGGGAATGCTCCTGTGCCCGTCAGTGCTTCACGAACAATCGTCTCGTCGTCCATGGCGTGTGTCGATTTGCCAAGCTCACGCTCCACACACTCAGCGGCGAGGCGCATCATGCGCTTTCCACGGAACTCCTCCGCCCCCGGCGCACTGTTTTCGACCGCCAGCCCCGCACGCATGGCAAGTCCATCCGTCGCCGCCGCACGGAACTTGTCCATTTCGTCTACCTGCACCGTCACCGGCTGTGCCTTGCGCTCCTGTGCCAGTTTGTCGAGGATTGCTGCGCGGACAGCCTCGACGCTCATACCGTCATTGATGTATGGCGCATCGTCCACACCGAACTGACGGCACATCGTCCCGATCTCGCGCACGCGGGCACGCTCCTCGGCGACGGCCGCCTGACGTGCCGCCTCCGTATCCGGCTGCACGCCCGTATCCGGCTGCACCGTCACGGGATCCTGTGTCTTGACACCATTGTCCTTGTTCTGCTCATCCATGTCTCCATCTCCATTCTCAACATAACTACGTCCAACTCCTACCGTCGCATCGGCGGGTACGGACACAATCGAAAGCTCGTATGGCGTCCATCGCGTCGCCACCTCACACGGCCCCGTAAACCGTCCGTTACTGCTATTTGCTCCCGCCTCGACGCTCTCCCACACGTCGACTGCATAGCCGACAGATACGCCCCGCAGCGTTCCCGAACGCACCTTCTGGTAGATGCGCTCGCTCTCTTCGTCCTCGTCAAACTGGATCGTGGCGCGCAGCTTGCGCGTCACCTCATCCAGCCGAACATCAAGCACGCGCCCGATCACACGGTCACGGTCATGGTTGAAGAGGACAACGCCGATCTCCTGCAGTCTGCTGAGGTCAACCGCCTCCGCATCGTGCGATAGAATCTCGTTCCCGAACCACCGACGGCACGGCTCTTCACTCGAAAGTGAAAGCTCCGCCTGCCTCACATCGCCGCCATCCTCCTGCTCACGAACGGCAATCGCATTCGTGTAGATATCACGCCGCTGCGGCTCATTCTTGTTCCTTACTGCCATCTGCATCCTCCTTTTCATCATCTGTGTTATTGACATGATTGCTCTGCGCTGCCTGCACCGTGATCGGCGTATGCACCGAGAGTTTCAGTCCCATCGCCTCGGCAGTCTCCTTTTCTAGTGCCATCTGCTCGAGCTGCTCACGCCAGTCATAGCCGCGCTCGGCGCACCACTGCGCGAGCGTCTTGCCGCCGTTCTGGATCGCCGCGATATCTGCCTGCACTTCCTTTGCGGGGTCAATCCACGACCAGCCAGGCGTTACCCACTCCACATTTTGATACGCCGCGCGGTGTTCAAAATAATCGGGGATATCAAGACTGCCTGCCATGACGCAGAGATCCATCCATTCACGATAAATCGGGTCACAAAGATGCGCTGCCATGAAATTCTGTATCGGCTCAAAGGTCTTGCGATCCTCAAGCATCCCCTGCCGCGCACTGGAAAAACTCGACGTGTTGAAGTCACGGCTCATGAGTTCGTAGGAAAGCCCTAGTCCAGCCCCCGCAAGCCGCTCCTGTATCGCTACATAGTCCCGCGCATTGGCAAGGCCGCGCGACGGATTCGCCGTCTCGATGCTCTCCCCCGGGGCAAGATAATTCACCATGCCCGGGCGGATGCTCTTCAGTCGTTTTCCCTCCGGATCGCCGCGATTCACCCCGACGCGCCCCGGCATATTCGGCGCGCCCGTCTGCGTTGTGACGAACACGGAAAAGCACGCCGCAATACGCGCGGTGAGGGTCTCCGCATCAAGATAGTCCTGCGTATCCTTGAGCCGCTTGATGATCGGTGCAAGGTCAGAGATGCCGCGTATCTGGTCAGGCTGACTGCGCGACCAGAGGTGTATGACCTGCGCAGCGGGAACGCGGTCGGGGTTATACTCCACATAGCCATCGGGGCTTTTGCGGTCAATCCAATAGGCAAGCGGGCGCAAATAATCATCCAGCTCCACGCCCGATCGAATGACATTGTTCGTCTTTGGCGCGTAGATCATAAAACTGCTGAGCAGGTCAGACTTAATGACCTGCAGTTTCAGCGGGTGCCGCCCCTTGCGCGTGACCACCTTCTTGATAAGGATTTCCCCGTCAACGATCTTTCGCCGAAGGAGCATCGCCTGCAGCTCCTCAAAGGTCTGCTGTCCCGTAATGTCGCAGTTCTCCGCCGCCGTCCACTCGCGCCATAGCGTCTCGATGCGCCGATTGAGTGCCTCATCTCCCGTGCGTGCCTGCGGCTTGATGCCCGTCCCGACCACGTTGCGCACGATGCCTCCGACGGCCGCGCCTGCGATATCACTATTGCGCTCCAGATACCGCGCACGCGCCTTGATAAGGTCGCGCTGCGTCTTATCGGTGTTTTCCGTGTCCTCGTTGATCGGAATCCATCCGTCATTGAACCGCGTCACCTCACCCGCCTCGTAGGCGCGCAGGCTCTCGGCGTAAAAGGCGCGACTGCACGCCCAGCGCGGCGAGATTGCTGCAATCGCTTTTTCAATCAGTGGAATCATAGCCGCCCCATTTGGGCAAAGAGCACATCCCCGCCATCCCTGCGCGCAATCTCCGCCTTTAGGGCATTTTCTCGCGCGTAGAGCGTCGCAAGATTCGCCTTTGTGATCCGCCGATTCGCGATGCTGTACTCTTGCGCACCGCCCTCAATCTCGGCAATGGCCGCCCGCACCCGCTCCAGCTGTATTTCAAGTGTGTCCAAATGGTTTCACCTCCCTTCAAAGGTGCATCAAAAAAGCACCTTGCGTCATTTGCAAAGTGCTCTATCGTCAAATCCACTGCCGCCCCACGCCAAGCCAGTCGTTGTCTTTTTCTTCCTGCTCCGGCGGGCTGCTCTCCTGTTCCTCTTCCATGAGGTAGCGCACGCCGATGATCTCGGCGGCGAGTGCGTTGTTCGTCTCACAGTCGAGGAGATGATTCGCCGCGTGCGAGCTGATCTTTTCCCAGACCACGGAGACGCGCCCCTTCTTGTCCTTTTGCTCTACTCTCTGCTCGGCGCAAATCTGATCCGCGTATTCGCGCTCAATATCGCGGTAGACGTTCCAGCTGCCATGCGCCCCCGCGTCAATCGTCATGCGCGAAGCGATGAAGTTTTTCATCTGATTCGTGTCCATGACGTAGAGACGCAGACCGAATCCCGCCGCCTGTTTGTCCAGAATCGTCACCGAATAGCGGGACTTCATCGGCAGACTGGATCCTTTCGACGGCACAAGCACGTCCATGTGCCGGGCGCAGAACGTATACACATCGTCCGTGTTGTAGCCTGAGTCGATGCACGCAAGATTGACGTTGCGTACGACGCCGTTCATATCGGCGTAGTTGCGGTTAATGACCGTCTCAAGATCCGCCCATGTCTCCACGCGCCCCCAGTCGACCAGCCACGATGTCATGTGCGCGCCCCATGCCCGCACGGAAAAATAGAAGTGATCGAGCTGCACGTCAATCCCACACGTCAATAGCTGCGCCTCTTCCGGCATCCGCCCCCGTTCATAGGGAAGGGCTTTCCCCATGACAACATCGGATTTCAGTTTGCTGCTCTTGTCCTCCCATGGCTCGGCAAGCCATGAGTTGATAAAGTTCATGAGAAGCGCAGGCTCATCCTTGCTGGATATGAATTTCGCCGCGATATCCCCGAAGGTCAGCCACGGCGAATAGAGAGAGTTCAGATGATAGGCGACCTTGTGCGCGCGCCCTTTTGCCTTTACTTCCCCCTGCCACTCACCCATGCGCAGCATTGCGGGCTTATGACGGTCGTCGATGGTCTCATGGCAGTATTTGCACTCATAGTACGCCGCCATCCGTGCCTCTGTCTCATCCGCGCCGTCTGTCCACTTGATCTGACTAAATTCAAGTGTCTGCATCTCCCCGCAGTGCGGGCACGGGACATAGTAGCGATACTGTATATCCGCCGTCTCCCATCCCTGCCAGATGTTTCCTGTCTTGAGCGTCGGCGTAGAGGCCTTGACGATTTTCCGATTATAGAACGTCTTTGTACGTTCGGCGGCGAGCTCCAACGGTCCCGCCTCTGCCCCCGTCCATTTCGGGAACTTGTCGATCTCGTCGAAAAAAATATACCGCACGGGACGACTGGAAAGTTCGGACGGACTATTCGCCCCGACGAGGGCGATATACATACCGCCGAGCGACAGCTCAAGATCTTTGCTCCCCCGCTCGTCGAACTTATCGGCGAGTGCGGGCGATAGCTTTATCATCGGCTGCAGGCGTTTTTCACTCGTAAATTTTGCGAGCTTTTCCGATGGATAGACAACGAGCATCGGCGCTGGATCCTGCGCGACGGCATAGCCGATCATATTCTGCTCGGCGGCCGTCTTGCCGAGCTGCGTGCCGGCACAGAATGTGATTTCGTGGATAAAATCATCGTTGAACGCATCCATGACCGCCCGCAGATACGGTGTCTTTGCCGTGTGCCATTGCCCCGGCGAGGCGCTGTCCAATTCGGACAGGACACGATATTTATCCGCCCATTCGGACACGGTGAGTTTTTCGGGCGGCCTTAGTATGGCGAGCGCGTCCATGATCCACGGCGGATAACCGAGCTCATTTTTCTTTTTTCTTCGTCCTGCCACGGTAAAGCCTCCCTTCCGCCATCTCCGTCAGCACCTCTTTTACACGTTTGTCAACCTCTGATTTTGCGAGTTCTGCCGCCTCCATATCCAGAAAAGCCAGATTCGACGCGACTTGATGCCCCATCGCAAGCAAATTCTTCTTGAGATTGGCAAGTAGTCGCGTGAGCTCACTGCGCACAAAAAAAACATTTACAAATTCATCTTTTTTGACGCTCAGTTTTATTTTTTCCTGCGCTGCCTTTGCTTCCTTCAAGTCCGCTTCTGCCTTAAGTTTTCGAACTTCTGGACTATCTGTATGCTTGCCATCAAAGCGCCATTCCATAAGCGCTTTGATATTCCATTTTCCACGCCCTGCTTTCGGGGCTCCTTTTTTCTGCCAAGTTGACAAAGTCTCTCTGGATATCTGGAAGAATTCGCAGGTGTCTGCAGTTGAGAAAATAAATTTAATTTCTTCTGTCACGCGCGCGCGCGGAGCCTTTTTCTCCGCCATCCTTCCATCACCTCCAAATTTGTCAGATTGTCAACCCCTTTTTTTCGTTTTCACGCACACAAAAGCCGGGACTCGTAGACCCGTGTAGCCGCTTGCCCCTTGTAGTACCTGCAATGCCGGGGGGTGTCCCCTTGAAAGAATCCACGCATGCGACGCTGTGAACGCGTCTTACCGTCTCTTCTCCTTATCGCTCTGCCGCTGTCTGCGTCCGCGCTGCTTCTGTGTCTGTGTCCTCTTCTTGCTCCATGCTCTGCGACAACGCAGATAGTCCTTGAGTGTCACGCGTTCCACCTCCACAGTATGCATCAACACAATACAAAAAGGACACTGCTCGCCGCTGTGCCCTTAGTTTCTTAGCTTATACTATAGCACAGGTGTGTTTGTCTTTTTTTATCCACTTTTTGTTTCTTGAAAAATTTTCAACGCTCTCCCATGAAGCTTGTGCACATAGTAGTAATCATATCCCATCGTGACTGCGACCTGCTCCCATGATTGCCCGTCAAGATAACGTAACGTCAACACCTCACGATAACGCCCATCTGTGATTCGTTCAATCAGTGCTCGCGCTTCTTCACGCAGTGCGACAAGCGCATCCCATTTCGCATTAAGCCGCTGCGCATATCCGTCAAGTGCGGCGACGGCATCCGATAGGTCGCCGAGCTTTCCGCCGGCGACCTTGTCTTTGTCATACGCTATCCCTTTCAGGTTCAAGATATCCGCACGCGCTTGTGCATATTCCCGCTCCAGTTGTCTCAGCTCCCGCTCTGCATCACGAACGCGCCAGAGATATTCTTTTGCTGTCACGCTCTCACCCCTTTCCCTCTCGTCTATTCCCATAAGGCGTTTTCTGTTCTACCCGCTCAATGTAGGCAATGGATATTGGATACCCCTCCGCCGTATAGGTGCGATAGGATAGGTCTTTGATGATGCGGTATCCTTTCGGCGCGACAAGCTCGGGGTTATACGCATCCGCCCGCGTCACCCGTTCTTTTTTCGGCTCGCGCCGCACGAGATTTCTGCTCGGTTGAATGCGCCCCGATTGGTCTGCGATTTTCTCTTTCGTAAAATAATCCGCCATCTTTTCCGCATCCCGCAGATGCCCGCCGAACAGTTTTATTTCCACGTTGCCATGCGGCCACGCTGCCTTGATCTTCTCTATCCACTTCATCGGCACAGCCGGCAAGAGGATATGCGCATGGGGACGGCCGCCGCCGTTTAGATTCTCCAGCACCGAGATGTATTTGGCAGGAATGCCCGCTTTTTTGTAGATGGTGCGGATTTTCCGCTTGAATCCGTCATTTAACGCTTTCGTGATCGTTGCCGCATCCATGAACGCACGACAAGTCAACGTTATGTATAGGTCACCCGTTTCAAAATTATCGATGATGAGACGGGAAAGTTTTTCTGCACGCAGACGGCGATTCACGGCGGCTTGTGTCTCTTTCGTGACGTTCTGCTTTTTTGCCCGCTTTTCTCTCGTTGCCGGATGAAGGGGAAGCGCACGATGCGAATAGTATTTCTTGATGATGCCAAATCGTCTGTTCTGTGACAGCCAGCTCGATTTCATATACATATGCCGCCCCGTTCCTCTCTGCTGCATAAATATGTCGGTGTTTTAATTCCTTAATCAAGGGGAAAAGGGGACTGCGCCCCCTTGATTGAAATTTATCTATTATATAGAAGAAATCTGATCGTGATATCGAGAAGTTCCCTCGCTTTGTTTTCTATTTATATATACGTCTCAAGGATAGCGGGATCATCTTGCGGATGGCGAATCATTTTGACCATATCCGGCGGAATCGCCGCGCGCACTTCATCAAGCGTCTCTCGTCCGATGTAGATCATCGGTGATGCATACGCCGATTTTCCGCATCCCATTACGCCGTATCTGTTTTGCGCTACGATATGTGCCCGCGCCACGTATCCATTTGGAAAATCCTGCGGATGGTCATACACGGTCACAATGACGTTCACTCGGTAGCTCCTGCGCCCATTGTTGATCAGTCGGCGGAATTCATCGTTCGTTAGCCCCGCATTCATCGCTCCACCTCGCAGTCTCGATATCCTCTCATTGTCTCCTCCTTTACGCCCAATAGGTTTCAAACGGCTCTTCTTTGTCTAAATAGTACCGGATTGGTATTCCAAGTTCGCGTGCCGTTGTATGTTCCATCGTACAGCCGCGACTGTCCATGAATTCCCCACTCATAACGATCATGTCGCAGTCTCGCAGCACTTCGAGGCAGTATTCCATCACCTGCTCATATTCCATGTCTGCAACCGCCGCGAACATCGCAATCGGGTTCAAAAACAGCATATCCGGATAGCGCTCCTGCAAGAATCGCTGAATCTCTGCCGCCTCCGCCCTGTTGCACTCCTCATCCCCCGTGTAGGGATGGGATACGTACACCCAAACAAGTTTTTTCATGATGCCGCCTCCTCATGCAAATAAAGACTGCTCTGAAAACTGCTGTGCCTCGGCGCGCTGCAAATTCTTCACGCTCTGGGCGTAGTACGAGTCTTTCAGCTCGATCCCGATGGCACGGCGTCCCATCTTGACTGCCTGATACGCCTCCGAGCCAATGCCCATGAACGGAGTGAATACAACATCCCCCGGATTCGTCCACATCGTGACGGCGCGCTCAATCACTTGCAGTTGGAGGGGCGCAATGTGACGCTCGTCCGCTTCGTCTCTTGCGCTGTTCTTTTGGAGCGTATTCGACGGGTTAATGTCGTGCCATACGCACTCCGCCCACTGCTGCCACTGTTTCACAGGGAATTCTTCGTCGGTGTGATGTACGGGATTCGGGTTGTTTCCCGGCTTTCTGAATGTCAAGAGGTAGTCAGGAATCCCCATGCGCGAGAGGCAAGAGTCCTTTTTGACCTGCTTCCACAAAAGCCCGATCGCCTTCGTCCGCTGCATGGCGGTCACAGGGTCTTTGCGGATGGTGACGCGCGGCGTGTGCATGACAAATCCCGCCCGCTCGAAGATGCGTACAAGCGCCCCCGAAAAGTCACGGAGTCCAATCACGCCGTCCCGTTGCTTGCTGAGTGGCAAATCCATACAGTGAACACTCATACATCGCCCCGGCGTGAGGATGCGATAGAGTTCCTTTGCTAAAAAACGGAAATGTCGTGCAAACTCCAAGCTACTACGGCAGTTTCCCATGTCTCTGTCACTGTTGCTGTAAGTATACAGGCTTTCAAACGGCGGCGAGAAAACGATGAAGTCCACGCTGTTTTCCGGCAATCCTCGTGCGACCTCCACGCAATCCCCGTGATAGATGTGCCACATCTCCCCCGCATCTTGCCCTAGTACTTTGACGTTTTCCACGTTATCCTCCTTATGCCGCTGATGGAATCAGCCATGTCGGTAGTATCATGATCTCCCGTGGGTTATATTTTATGGTCTGCCGTGCGGTCGATCGGATATTGTCCTTCGTGATGTTCTGCGTCACGGCGATCATTCCGCGCAGCATCTCCTCAAACTGCTTTTCCTTGCGCTGGATGTTCTCGACGACCGCGCCTTCTGTGTCTGCCGTGATGATGCGCACGTCGACTGGATGCTCCTGCCCGAATCGCCAACATCGGCGCACGGATTGATAATACTGCTCGAAGCTGTCCGATAGTCCAACAAATGCCATTTTATGGCAACGCTGAAAATTGAGTCCCATGCCGAAAATAAGCGGCTTACTGATGAGAACGCGAATCCTCCCGGCGGCAAAATCCACCGCCGCCCGCTCTTTTACGCCCGGCTGATCGCTTCCGCTGATCTCGACGGCATCGGGGATGAGCGCTTTCAGTGCGTCGGCTTCGCTGTTGAGATTGCACCATACGAGCCATTGATCCGTGTCCGCGTTCACAAGTGCGGCGCATTCCCGCGCCCGATCCTGCACGCTGTCGCGCCGTGCCTGTTGGCGTTCTTGCAAGGTCAATGCCTCAATCGCAAAAAGCGCATCGGGCTGTCTCTCCGTGTGTACAGTATGCTGTGATATGTGTAGCGGCGGGAGGTTGTAGCGCCCGCCATCATATCCGGGGTCGGCAGGGTTCGTGAGCATGACGCTCCAGCTTGCTACCCACTTCCAAAAGCCCTGTACTGCATGGCGTTTCAGTCGCCATTTGCTCGTATCTCCGCCATCATGAACAAAGAATGTGGCAAGCATCTCGTTCGAGGACATAACCCCCAAGAACTCGCTGTGATTGCATAGCTCCATGAGATCGTTTGGTGCGGGCGTCGCCGTGCACGCGATGCGGTATGGGATCTGTTGGCAGCACTCGATGAGCTGTGCGCGGATTTTTCCCGCCTGTGCCTTGAGGATGGACGATTCATCCAGTACCACGCCCATAAATTTAGAGAAGTCGAAACGATCCATGCGCTCATAGTTCGTGATGTTGATCCCGCCATCTATGACATCTTCCTGCGAGCGGCAATGGTGGACGGTGATCCCGAACTTCCCCCCCTCGGATATGGTCTGCTTGCTCACGGCGAGCGGCGCAAGGATGAGAACTGTGCCGCCGATGTGACGTGCCCATTCAAGCTGCATGAGTGTTTTCCCGAGTCCCGTGCCCGCGAATATCGCCGCTTTTCCTTTTTTCAGCGCCCAGAGTACGATGTCGCGCTGAAAGTCAAATAGTTTATCGCTGACGGTGATATTCTCGGTGTCGATTCCCGCGCTCGGTACGGTGATTTCTTTCCGGCGCAGGAACTCCTCGTATTTTCCCATTCGCTGCCTCATCCTTTATAGTCCTCAAATCGTTCACAAGATCGGAATATGATCTTGTTGTTTACCCATCGTTGCAATCGGCGCGTCTCTCTCGGCGCATTCGGCTTGTCGTAGATCATGACGTATGGATCGTATCCATGCTCGCGCAGCCAGTAGACGCGATGCAGATCCTCCGCGTGCGTGCTCCAATAGTTCGTGATCAGATATACGCAGCGGCGGCGATAATCCCAGATTGACGTTCGCTCTGCAAAAAACTGTAATTGTCGTGGGATGGATTCGTCACATGGATTGTCCCATGCGAAATGCAGCATTTTCACTTTGCACGCATTGAGAAGCTCGATGTTCTCTGCTGTCAGCAGTCGCACATCCAGTCCCTGTGTAAAGTCCACCCATGCACTGCTTGCAACGAGCTGTCCGAGCAGTTCCATGTGCTCCGATGCGGCGAGGAGGTTCGGGTCAAGCAATTTGATGTGTCGCTCTCCGTCCCAAAAGGATCTCAAGTCTGCCACTTTACGGCTTGTCCTCCCCTCTTTATCTGCCACAATACAGAACGGGCACGCACGCGGGCATCCGCGTGTCAAGAATCCGTATGCTATGTTTCGGATTCCATAGAGTGAATAGTCAGGGCGGATGTTTTCGATCTCTGGTGGCAGTACACGAGCCTCTCCCGATCCTGTTCCTCCGACTTCTGCGCCGATGTCGATCAGTTTCCGTGCGATTTCCCTGCTCTCGGAAAACACACACGCCGCATAGAGCTTGTCATAGCCGCCGAACAGATCGCCGCCGAGGAGAACATCATCGGGTCGTAGCAGGTGGACGCTATCGCCTTGATGCTTGTGCCATGCAGACAGCTTCATCAAGACGAGATTCGGGAAGTTATGCCCGTCTACGTCAACCAGTCCGACTTTCATCCACTTCCTCCACCAATACGAGCACAAGCGATCCGCGCGTTTTCAGTCGCCGTCCCCCCTCACTCCATGCTTTATTACGCTCCTCTATTTTTCGGAGTGCGGCGGGGCGGGGGGGCCCCTTCGCGGGGTTTCTTCTCACCCCCCCCAACCGCACGCACAT